CGTTTAAAAGCTCAGTCAGATTATACGGACACTATGGCTAAAATGGGTGAAACTATTGAGCCTGTAATGACTACTTTAAAAATTGGTGTGACAGAGCTTTTAAACGAGTTCTTAAAGCTAGTCGGTGACGTAGACATGGAGGCGTTTAACGCTAAAATTCAAGAGGGTTTTGGAGTCCTGAAAGACGAGGTTTTACCAGCTATTAAAGAGGGCTTGGGGTGGATTTTAGAGAACAAAGACGCTCTTATAGCTGGGCTGGCTGGTATTGCTAGTGGTTTTGTGGCGTTTAAAGTAGCTGGTTTAATTACGTCAGCTGTGACAGCAATTAAAGCGTGGGCTGTTGCCACTCAGGGTATGACGATAGCACAGAAAGCACTTAATTTAGTTATGAGTCTTAACCCTATCGGTATAGTAGTAACTTTAATAGCTGGCTTAGTAACAGCGTTTATTACGCTCTGGAATACGTCTGACGAGTTTAGACAATTTTGGATAGATTTATGGGAAAATATTAAAAACGCTGTGTCTACAGGAATTAAAAAAGTTACCGAATTCTTTAAAGGTTTAATAGAGTGGGTAAAAAGTAACTGGCAAAATTTACTGTTAATTTTAATAAATCCGTTTGCTGGACTCTTTAAGTATTTCTACGAGAATAATACTAAATTTAAAGAGTTTGTAGACAACGCTATAACGTATATTAAAGAGTTACCAGCTAAAGTCTGGACGTGGTTACTTAACACGATTACAAAAATTGTACAGTGGCGTATTGATTTAGGACAGAAAGCTCGTGAGGCTGGACAGGAATTACTTAATAAACTCATTGAAAAAATAAAAGAAATTCCTGACAAGGTTAAGTCTGTTGGTGCTGATATTGTAGCTGGTTTGTGGAATGGTATTAGCGATAAGTTTGGTTGGTTAACAGATAAAATTAAAGGTTTTGCCGATGATGTTACCGACAAGTTAAAAAAGTTTTTCGGTATTCACTCACCGTCTAAGGTCATGGCTGACGAGGTTGGTAAGTGGTTACCAGAGGGTATTGCTGTAGGTATCAGTAAGAACGCTAAGAGCGTTTTGGGTGCTATGAGAGACTTAACTATGGACACTGTAGGAAGTGCGAGAGCTGGCTTAAGCACAGCTACCACTACTCTAGGCGGTGGCTCTGTAGGAGGTGGCGTAGTAAATAACTTTACTCAGGTTATTAACAGCCCTAAACAGCTTAGCAGACTGGAGATTTATAGACAGTCTAAAAACTTATTAGGATATGCTGGAGGTGGATTTTAATGTACAGTTTAAAAGTTGAAAATGACAGAGGAAATACTTTAGAGCTTACTAATAACCCTAACTATACGGTATTTAAAATTGAGGGTTTAAATCCACCTAAAGCTACTATTAACAGCTCAGTTAATACTACTACGGACGGTAGTAGTATTAACTCTGTGAGAATGGAAAACCGTAATATAGTTATTTATACAACTATACAGGGTAACGTAGAGGCTAACCGTATTAACCTGTATAAGTATTTTCCAGTGAAAAAGACCGTTAAAATTTTCTTTACTAACGGTACTAGAGAGGTCTATATTAGCGGAACGGTGGAGCTTATTGAGTGTGACTTATTTAGTGATAAACAGGTGGCACAGATAAGTATTATCTGTCCTAGACCGTACTTTAAAAATGTAGACGATTTAGTAACTATGTTTAGTGATGTCTCTAAAATGTTTAGTTTTCCTTTTGCGATTGCTAAGACTGGTGTAGAGTTTTCAAGTATTAGCACTAACCAGCGTAGAAGTATTATTAATTCTGGTGACATAGAGACTGGCGTGGTTATTAAATTATTTGCTACTGGTACGGTGGTAAACCCTGTTGTATATGACGTGCTTAAGCGTACACAGTTAAGACTTAACTTTACTATGATACCGTCTGACACGCTCGTTATTAACACAAATGTAGGGGAAAAGTCAATAGAGCTTATTAGAGACGGTGTAAGCTATAACGCTTTAGGGTATATGGCTCAGGATAGTACATGGTTTGTCGTAGAGGCTGGTGACAATGTATTTACTTATGACGCTGATAGCGGTAACAGTAATTTACAGCTGACCTTTACCACTTCTATTTTATACAGTGGGGTGTAGCGTATGAATAATATTTATGTGTTAACGCCTGACTTTAGGTTAGAGGGCATTATAGATGAGTATGTAAGTATTATCTGGCGTCCGTCTTATTCTGAGATAGGTGACTTTGAGATATATCTGGGACTTACAGATAAGGCTATTATGTTATTACAAGAGAATAGGTACGTTGTACGCTCCAGTGACGTAACTGTGGAAAATGGCGTAGCTACCTATGAAAAAGTCATGGTAATTAAAAATATTCAGGTCATTACAGACGTGGAAAACGGTGACTTTTTATGTGTGACAGGTAAAGAGCTTAAGTATTTATTACACCAGCGTATAGTGTGGACACAGACTAATTTGACAGGAACGGCAGAAAGTGCTATAAGGCGTCTGGTGGATGAGAACGCCATAACGCCTATAGACACTAACAGAGTTATACCTAATTTAGTTTTAGGTGTGTCAGCTGGACTTACAGACACTATCGACAAACAGGTAACTGGAGAATATCTTGATACAGCTATAACGGAAATATGTACGGCTTATAATTATGGCTGGGACATTTTTATCACTAATAATACACTGGTTTTAGTTGTGTATGCTGGCTTAGACAGGTCATACGGACAGACAGAAAGACCTTATGTAGTGTTTAGTGATGAGTTTGAAAACCTGTATAACACAGATTACCAGTTAAGTACAGAGGAGTACGCTAATACCACTCTCGTAGGTGGCGAGGGCGAGGGCTTAGAGCGTGTGTATGCTACAGTAGGTAATGAAAACGCTGGGCTTAACCGTTTTGAGACATTCACAGACGCCAGAGACATTTCAAGTAATAAAGGCTCTGAGAATGAAATAGACTCCACCACTTACTTAAAGCTACTGGCAGAGCGAGGGCGTGAGAATTTAGCGAGCCTGTCCTATACCGAGGGCTTTAGTGGTGAGGTATTAAGTGACGTAGCCTTTAAATACGGTGAGGACTTCTTTATAGGTGATGTAGTAACCGTAATTAATGGGTGTGGAATACAGAAAAATGTAAGGGTATTAAGTGCTATCGAGTCAGAGGACGAGAGTGGCGTAAAGCTCTTACCACAGTTTAACATTTAGGAGGTGTTTTTATGGCGTGGACAAGTGGATTTTTTAATAGTGTAAATGGTGACAGACTTTATAACGCTGACCAGATGAGTAGAATTTTTGAGGGTTTAATTACTGACGGTGTGTACGAGTCAGTGGCTAATAAGTTAGCGGTACAGCCTAACAGTGGCATGACAATTCAGATTGCTACAGGGCGTGGGTGGTTTGGGCGTCACTGGGTAAATAATGATAGTGAGTATACTTTAACTTTATCAGACTCAGACGTTATTTTAAATCGTTATGTGGCTGTAGTGATTAGAGTAGACGATACTGACGCTGTACGAGACGCTGTACCATATTTAAAATATGGTGACTTTGCAACTAACCCAGTTAAGCCTACTATGACACGTACGGAAACAGTAAAAGAGTTTTGCTTAGCTTATATCTATGTGGGAGCTGGAGTTAGTGAGATTACAGCGAGTGCTATCGAGGACACTAGAGCTAACGAGTCATTATGTGGCTGGGTAACTGGACTTATTGAACAGCTTAACAGTGCTACCTTATTTGAACAGTTTACAGCTATTTTTAATGAATGGTTTAACGGTCTGGTAGATATGCTTAACGAGGACGTGGAGGCTATGTTAGTTAACGCCTTACCAAAGTCAGTGACAGTAACACTTAACGCTGGTAGCTGGACAAAGAGCGGTACTGTATACACTCAGACAGCTCAGGTTGTTAACATGAACTCTACTAAGAGCGTGGTAATTCAGGGCAACGCTACCACACTTGACTCATATAGTCAAGCTGGCGTAAAATGCACAGCTCAGGGTGCGAACAGTCTGACGTTTACAGCTGATACTTTACCGAGTGGTAACGTGCTGGTGGACGTGGTACACATGGGCGTATAAAGTTATATTTTGCGGTAACGTAATCTTGAAACGATAAGACCGAGGGTGTATTTTATTGTCCATAAAAGGGAGGTAACTTTATGGACGAGGCTAAAACATACTTAAGGGATAGAACTAAAGATATGATAGATGAGTGTAACGACTTAGAGTTATTATATTTAATCTATAATTTACTGAGTAACAATAAAGAGAGGACGCTTTAATAGGCGTCCTCTTTTATTTCTATAGTAATTGACCGTCTTATTATTTTGGTATAAAATACCATTTAAGCTGGCGGTGTTTTTTGTGGTTGTCCTAACTTACCTATACGGAACGGAGTATGGTAGTTAGGGCAACGACAGGGTTAAAAAAATATAACCCTGTCAACTGTTCCCTCAGGCGTTACTACTATCTGTTTAATGTACTTACGCCAGAAAGCTCTTTTGTTTTCTTTCGTAAGAGCGTCATATAACTCCCTCCAGTCACTCTTTAACAACTCATCATACATACTTAAGTCACGCTCTAAAACAGGCACTAAACACGCCTCTAAGTCTTTTAATTCTGTCTCTAGTATTTCATATTCTTTATCATATTCCTCCTCAGTAATACGCTCTTTACGATACATTTTATTGAGTCTTGTTAATTCATTTTTTACACGTTTTATTTTTTTCTCAGTATCGTCTCGTACTTCTTTTTCATCCTCAATACTTATTACAGTCATATAAGAGGTTACATACTCATTTAATTTAGCTAATAAGTCAGCCTCAATATCTTGCTCTTTTATCAGTTTAGTAAAATTACAGTCTGTATAGCTTGAAAGTCTTTTACATCTATAATAGTAATAGTTTCTATGATACACATAAGTTTTACCGTTAGGGCGTTTGTCCACCTGTTTACCGCAAAACTTACCACACATAGAGTCGTTACAAACAGGACATCTAATTAAGCTACTGAATAAATAAGTTTTTCGATTATCTGAGTATTTTATATTTTGTTTTTTAAGGTCTTGTATCTTGTCAAAAGTGGCTTTATCCACGTAAGCCTCACAGTAATTATCATTACCTCGATAGTGTCCGTATAACTTAGTGTCATAAAGTTTCTTTTGGAAGTTTTTTAAATTGTAATTAGTACCATACTTATTATTAACATATTCTAAAGCCATACGCTTACTATTGTGAGTTAAAAGGTGCTGGATAAAGTCCTCTAAGTGTGGAGCTGTCTCTGGGTCTTTTACTACACGCTTTATATTATTTGCGTCTTTTTGTACCATATATCCGATACCTTGCGAGCTACTACCCATTAACGCCTGTCCTGAACGTACTTTATATTCATTTACTAATTTAATACGCTCACCTGTTTGGTCAGCCTCTAGCTCAGCAATAGTAAGTTTCATATTAACAAAAGCTCGTCCGTTAGCTGTGGACAGGTCATACTTTTCCTCTGTGGCTGTCCAGATAACAGGGTCAATAAATTTCATACACTCGTGATACTCAGCTACTGAACGGAAGAAACGGTCTAATTTAATAAATATAATACGGTCAAATTTACGAGCGTGGGCGTCATTTAACATACGCTGTAATTCTGGACGGTTTTTAATTAGCTTACGTCCACTTACTCCCTCGTCCTCGTACCAGTCTACAATTTTAAGGTGGTGCTTTTCACAGTAAGTACGCAAAATGTCACGCTGGGAGTCTAAACTTATACCATGTAACTTTTGCTCCTGAGTGGAGACACGTATATAACACGCCACACGCTCTACTATTTTATTATTTGTTGACATTTAGAAAAACCTCCATAAATTATCTATTGAATTTTTTAAAAAGTTATATTAATATATTATTTGTAAAAAACAAACAAATGTTCGACCAATGAGGTGTAGCTATGGAAAGAGATTTATTAATTAAAAACATTGAGATATTATTAACCGACTGTACAGACATTGAGTTACTGTACCTCATCCAGAGCTTACTTAGTGTAAAGAATTAATTTTACTTAATTCAGTAACTATACTTTTTATGGTTTTACGCTGTTCGTCATTTAAAGTACATATAGACACAACGAGATTTTTTAATTCCTCGTCTTTCCTAATAGAGTGTATGAGTTGTGCCAGCTCATCACTCTTTTTCTGTTCGGTAGGTCTTTCCATAGGTACGTTATAACCAGCTAACCACAACTCAGACACTTCTAAAACTTTAGCCATTTTCATAAGAGCCTTTTGCTTAGGTTGGTAACGGTTATTTAACCAGTTATTAATAGTACCTTTAGCAATTCCAGTTTTCTCAGCAAGCTCCACCTGTTTCATATTTCTAATTTGTAAAGCCTCTCTAATTCTGTTCCTTGCGTTTGTATCATTCATGTATTTTCCTCCATTCCCATATCAGGGTAATATCAATTTAACATATAAAGTCTTGAAATACAAGCATTTAGCACGAAACTAAGAAAAAAAGTTTTGAAAAACGCAATTTTATTATTGACAAGTAGCATTTTTTGAATATAATGAGTCTTGTAGGGTCTTGAAATCACGACACAATATATAGGAGGTGACGATAAAAATGTTTGATTATAGTAAGCTCTATGGAAAAATAAGAGAGGTCTTTGGTACTCAGGAGGCTTTTGCTGACGCTATGGAAATGTCAAGAACAGCGGTAAATGCAAGACTTAAGCAAAATGTAGAATGGAAAAGCCCAGAAATCATAAAAGCCTGTGGTGTTTTACACATTGATTTAAGCGAGGCTCACCTTTATTTTTTTTCACTTATAAGTCTTGAAATCACAACCGAGGAGTAATAAGTATGGAAGTAATAGGAGTACCGCCTACAGGCGAGAACATACTAAAGACACTCATAGAGCTGTTAGAGGCTCAGGAACAAATAAAAATAAGTTATGAGGTGAAAAGTGAAAGATAAAATTTTAATGGGAATTACTTATTTAATGGTAGCTATTTTATTTATAGCTGGCTGTGGCTTAGATAGTGACAGCGTACTACCTTATATACTCTGTAGCGTGAGCCTAGCGTGGATAGTGTTATTTACAGCGGTAAATAGGGAGGTGATTTAACCATGAGCGTGACTTTATTTAACCACCAAAAAGAGGCGTTAAAAGACGTTGAGAATTTAAACAGGTGTGCATTTTATCACGACATGGGTCTCTAGGTAAGACCTATACAGGTGGAGAGAAGTTAATACAGTTAGGAGCTAAGGTTAATTTATTAGTTTGTCAAAAGTCTAAGATAAGTGACTGGGTGGAGCATTTTAAGAGTAATTATAAAAACATCTTAGTCCTAGACCTTACCAATAAAACAGACTTTAAAATGCTCGTTATTGAAAACGAGTATAGGTGTAAGAGTTATGACTATGCGATAGGCGTCATTAACTATGACCTAGTCTGGAGGCGTCCAGAGCTGGCACAGCTTAAAGACTTTACTCTTATGTTAGATGAGTCATCACTGATACAGAATGACACAGCTAAGCGTACTAAGTTTATATGTAGGAAGTTAAAACCAGCTAACGTCATACTACTCTCAGGAACTCCAGTCGGGGGACGTTACGAAAACTTATACAGCCAGTTAAAGCTCTTAGGGTGGGATATAAGTAAGACTACTTACTGGAATACCTACATAGAGTACCACTTTGAGGACATGGGAGGTTTCCCAGTACGCTTTATAGACGGTTATAAGAACGTAGAACGGTTAAAACGTAAAATGCGTGAGTGTGGCTGTCACTTCTTAAAGACTGAGGACGTGTTGGACTTGCCAGAGCAGATATTTACCACCGTTAAAGTACCTGTAAGTAAAGAGTACAGAAAATTCAGGAAAGACAGAGTGGTAACTGTAGACGGTGTACAGCTCTTAGGTGATAACACACTGACAAAAATGTTATACGAGCGTCAGTTATGCGGTCAGTACAGTAAAGCTAAGCTGGAGGCGTTTAAGGACTTAGTGGAGTCCACTGAGGATAGGTTAATTGTGTTCTATAACTTTACGGCTGAGTTAGATGAGCTAAGTAAATTGACGGATAGACCTGTAAGCATTGTGAACGGAAAATACAAGGATTTGACAGCTTACGAGGAGTGTGCTAATAGCATAACTTTTATTCAGTATCAAGCTGGAGCTATGGGATTGAATTTACAGAAAGCTAATAAGATTATTTACTACAGTCCACCTTTAAGCTCAGAGCTATACGAACAGAGTAAGAAACGTATTAACCGTATCGGTCAAAATAGGACTTGTTACTACTATAACTTAACTGTTACAGGCTCTATAGAGGAGCGTATTTATAAGACTCTGGCTATGCGTAAGGACTATACAGAAAAATTATTTATAGAGGAGGACGGATGAGAGGACTAATAGCTTTACTAAGCTGTGTTACAGCTTTAAATACCACACCACTACAGGCTGATAATTACCCTGAGATAGAGCCACAGCTTATACGCTGTACGGTGTATACAGCTGAGGAGGGAGAAATAACAGCAGACGGTAGCAAGGTTAGAGAGGGTATTGTAGCTGGTAAGCGTGAGTGGTTAGGTTATACGTGCATTATGTACGAGAATAATGACGGTAAAATAGGTGATTTAATAGGGATTTATGAGTTTAAAGATACTGGAGCTGGAATAGATACAGACGGAGACGGTAAGGGAGACTCAATTAAGAAAGGGTTAAGTATTGACGTCTACAGAGACACTTTAGAACGGTGTAACGAGTGGATAGAAGAATACGGAGACTATGTATTTATACAGGTCATATATGGAGTAGGATAGGAGGTCAAAATGGGCTTAATTACACTGGATGAAATATTAAAGATTTACGCCACTACAGGTATGGTAGCTATTATCAATGACGGTCAGTTAGTGAGGGTAATGTATGAAGAAGAAATATTGTAATTTATGTGGCTGTATTATGTTTGACAGCTATAGCGGTAATATCTGTGAGTGCTGTCTGGATGATATGAGGGAGGATGAGTAATGGACTATGATTATATAGAGTGCGGTGATTGTTTGGAACTTATGAAAGAGTTACCTGACAAGTCAATAGATATGATTTTATGTGACTTACCGTATGGTACAACAGCTTGCAAGTGGGATAGTGTTATTCCTTTTGAGCCTTTATGGGAACAGTATAATAGAATTATAAAAGACAATGGAGCTATCGTATTATTTGGTAGTGAGCCTTTTAGTAGTAAGTTAAGAATGAGTAATTTAAAAATGTATAAATACGACTGGATATGGGAAAAAAGTCGTGCTTTAGGGTTTACTCATTGCAAAAATAAACCTATGAATAAACATGAGATTATAAGTGTTTTTTCAAAATCAAATATAAAGCATTTAGGGCAAGATAACAGAATGAATTATTACCCTCAAGGATTAATTTATTACGGAAAAGAAGTAAATGGCGTAAAAGACTGTAAAGCAGATAAAGATGGTCATAAATTTGCAAGAAAATCACACAGAAATTACACTCAAGAATACACAAATTATCCCACGTCAATTATTAAATTTAACAACGAGGGGAATACATTACACCCTACTCAAAAACCAGTAGCACTCTTAGAGTATCTTATTAAAACTTACTCTAACGAGGGTGACATAGTTTTAGATAACTGTATGGGTAGCGGTAGCACTTGTGTAGCCTGTGTAAGAACAGGTAGACACTACATAGGTTTTGAAAAAGAGCAAGAGTATTACGACATAGCTTGTAAACGCTTAGACGAGGTGGAAAGTCCAGACTATGTAGACCCTGAAATATTAGCTTATACGGAGTGAGGTGAGAACAGTGGCAAGTGAGAAGTCTTACGAGAATAAAATAAAAAACTATCTTAAAGAGCGTGGCTGTTATCGTGTTAAGTATCATGGTAACTACTACAGCGAGAACGGAACGCCTGACATTTTATCGTGTGTCAACGGCTACTTTTTAGCTATCGAGGTTAAGGCTCAGGACGGACACCCTAGCCAGTTACAGCTTGCTAAGATAGACGCTATTAGAAAAGCTGGCGGTTTTGGTTACGTGGCTTACCCTAGTGGCTGGGAGAAATTAAAGGACATTATAGACGGTCTTTTAATAGATAAATTTAATAGAGAGGAGGACGTAATTTTAAAATGAGTAGTCTATACGAGGTAACAGGTAACATTTTAACATTACAGGAGCTTTTAGAGAGTCCTTTAGATGATGAGGACATTTTAAAAGACACACTGGAGGCGGTACAGGGAGAGTATGAGGCAAAAATTGAGGCATACTGTAAGGTTATTAAGAATATTGAGGCAGATATGGAGGCTCTTAAAACTGAGGCTAAGCGTCTTACTGACAAGCGTAAGGTCTTAGAGAATAACGTAGACAGACTTAAAAAGGCTATGTTTGACTCTATGAAAGCCACTAACACGCCTAAAGTAAGTAAAGGTATTTTTACAGTATCTATCCAGCGTAACGGTGGTAAGCTACCAGTCATTGTAGACGTGGAGACAGCTGACTTACCTAATAACTGTGTAAAAGTACAGATGACTCCAGACTTAGAGGCTATAGCTAAGTTAATTGACTCAGGTAATACCCAGTACGCCCACTATGGCGAGCGTGGCGAGTCGTTGCGTATCAAGTAGAAAGGAGAAAAGCATGGAAATTAAAGTAGGAGACGTAGTTAAAAGTGAGTTTGGAATTATGCACACAGTAGCTCACGTAGACGAAAAGTATATTTATTTTGTAGAGGGTAAAGTTATTTACGCTGTAGAAAATAATACAGATGACTGGGAAGTTGTTGATAAAAAAGAACTGTTTAAGGAGGATATTTAAAATGGCAATTCCAGTTTTATTATTGGGACAGAGTGGTACAGGTAAAAGCTACTCTATGAAAAATTTTAACGAGGACGAAATTTGTCTTATCTCAGTACAGAAAAGTCTTTTACCATTCCGTAAAAAATTTACTGAGACGGTGGTAACAGATGACTATACAGAGATTATTGAGGCTATGAAAGCCACTAAGAAAAAAGTTATCGTAATTGACGATACACAGTATTTAATGTGTAACGAGTTTATGAGACGAGCTACAGAAAAGGGCTACGATAAATTTACAGATATAGCAAAGAATTTCTGGAGCTTAGTGGTACAGGAAGTAAACGACTTACCAGCTGACACTATCGTATACTTATTGTGTCATACAGCAACGGATGACAATGGCGTAGAAAAAATGAAAACTATCGGCAGAATGATTGACGAAAAAATCACGCCAGAGGGCTTATTTACTATTGTACTTAAGACGGTGGTATCAGACAGCCAGTACGCTTTTGTCACTCAGAATAACGGTAAGGACACTGTAAAGAGTCCAGAGGGTATGTTTAGCTCTTACGCTATTAACAACGACCTTAAATATGTGGATGAGAAAATCCGTAATTATTACGAGCTGGGTGAGTTATTCTTAAGTGACTCAGAGATAGCTGAGATTGACGAGATTAATAAGAATTTAGAAATTGAGCCACCTAAACCACGCTCAGAACGTAAACAGCGTAAGAGTCGTGAGGAGGTACAGGCAGAAAACAGTAGTAAATTAGCTAACGCTGGTATTGAGGAGGCTAAAGGAGCTGACGCTGTACCGTTTGACGAGGTTAAGACTCCAGAGTTGGAGACACCACCTAGACGCAGACGTAGAACAGAGTGAGGCATGGTAGAGCCTGACGCTGAGGGGTGGATAAGTGTACCACCAGATATTAAAATTTTTTAGATTAAAAGTCGTGAAAACACGACTAAATATAAGGAGGATAATTTAATATGGATTTTTCAAAATTTGACGCAACTATTAACGAGGCAGAATTAAGTAAACAGTTAGAGGAGGCAAAAAACAACGCTCCTCAGACAGACAAGGCTGTACCAGCTGGTAACTACACTGTAAAAATCGAAAAAATGGAAGTAGGAGCAACTAAGGACGGACGCCCTATGTTTAAGTTACAGTGTCGTATTTTAGAGGGTGAGTTTAAAAAGTGGTGTATTTTCTTAAATCGTGTACTTTATGGTACAAAAAATGACGGTAACATGATTAACGGAGTTATTCGCTTGTTACAGAAGTTAGAGCCTAGCGTAGCGGTAGAGTTTAAGAATTACTCACAGTTTGCTGACTTAGTGCTGGATGTTTTTGAGGAAGTAGCTGACGCTGTAGAGCTGGACGTAGAGTACGACCCAGATGATTTTAATTCTATCAGCATTAAAGAAGTATTTGACGTTTAATAATTGCATAGAGGAGTAGTAAATAGCTACTCCTCTTAATCATATAGAGAGGTGTATAAAATGGACTACGATTATATAGAGTGTGGTGACTGTTTGAAACTTATGAAAGAGTTACCAGATGAAAGCATTGATTTAATAATAACTGACCCGCCTTATTTAATGAGCTATAAAACTAATTATAGAAAAGATACCTCACATAAGTTTTGTACAGAAATAGCTGGAGATAATGACGAGGAATTAATTAAAAATTATGTAGCTGAGTGTTATCGCATAATGAAAAATAATACAGCAATGTATATGTTTTGTAATTCTAACAAAGTGGAGTTTTTTAAGCAGGAGTTGGAAAAGTATTTCACTATTAAAAATATGATTATATGGGTCAAAAATAACTGGACAGCTGGGGACTTGAAATGTGCTTATGGTAAACAGTACGAGCTTATGTTTTTAGTAAATAAAGGGCGTTGCGAAATACGTGGAAAAAGACTTACTGACGTTTGGGAGTTTGATAGAGTTGCTGGTAAATCTCAATTACATCAAAACGAAAAACCTTTAAACCTAATAAAACAGTGTATAGAAAAGCACTCGGACGAGGGACATATAGTGTTTGACGGTTTTATGGGTAGTGGTACTACAGCTGTAGCGTGTGTACTAACAGGCAGACACTATATAGGCTGTGAGTTAGACCCTGAGTATTACGACATAGCTTGTAAACGCTTAGACGAGGTGGAAAGTCCAGACTATGTAGACCCTGAAATATTAGCTTATACGGAGTGATGACATGAGCTTACATTTTATTGACTTTGAGACATTTAAGTATGACTGGCTGTGTGTAATAGCTAACCCTATTACTAAGACAGAGACGGTCATAGTAAATAACTCAGCTGAGCTACGTTATTACTACGAGGCTCATAAAAACGAGATTTTTGTAGGGTACAACATACGAGACTATGACAGCTACATTTTTAAAGGTATTCTGGCTGGATTTAACCCTTACGAGATAAATGAGCATATTATCACAAAAGGGTTAAAAGGCTACCAGTTTAGTAGCACACTTAGAGAATATCCACTTATCACATATGACCTGTTACAGCTTAACACGTCCTTAAAACAGCTGGAGGCTATGCAAGGACATAATATTTATGAGACAGGCGTGGACTTTCGTATAGAGCGTAAATTAACGCCAGAGGAGATAGAGGAGACTGTTAAATACTGTAGGAATGACGTAGAGGAAACTATTAACCTCTTTACTCAGTTAAAAGGTGATTTTGACGTACAGCTGGAGCTAATAAACGAGTTTAAATTACCTATAAGTTATATGGGTAAAACACAGAGCCAGCTCGTAGCTGAAATTATGCAAGCTAACCGAGTGGACTGTAAAGACGAGTTTGACCTTAACTTCCCAGCATACTTAAGTAAAATTGTCAAATACCGTAGCGTAGTGGACTGGTACAGACAGTTTAAAACCACTAAAGAGTTTACGGATGAGGAAAAGAAAGAGCTATACAGTAAAAAATTATCTGTAGAAGTGGCTGGCGTTAAACACGATTTTGGCTGGGGTGGTTTACATGGTGCAATACCTAAATACTATGGCGAGGGGTATTTTTTACACATTGACGTTAGCCAGTATTATCCGTCTCTTACAGTCGGTCATAACTACTTTAGTAGAGCCACGTCTGACGAGGGTAAAAAGCGTTACGACATGATGAGAAAAGAGTCTATCAGGCTTAAGGCTTTTCCAGAGCTTAAGACTAAGCGAGCTGGTTATAAGCTCTGTAACAATAAAGCCTATGGCTGTATGAAAGACAAGTACAACGCTCTGTATGACCCTCTTATGGCAAATAATATTTGCGTCACAGGTCAGTTAGCTCTGTTACTTCTTATTGAAATGTTAGAGGGTGTGTGTCAGCTCATCCAGTCTAATACAGACGGTCTTATAGTTAAGCTGGCGTCACTGGATGACTACGAGCGTATAGATGATATTTGTTTTGAGTGGGAACAGCTTACAGGTGTTAGCTTAGCGTTTGACCCTATCATAACTAAGATATACCAGAAAGACGTAAACAACTATCTATTTATCAATGAGGACGGAGAGGTAGAGGCTAAGGGTGCTTACGTTAAAAAACTAAGCTCACTTGACAATGATTTACCGATAGTTAATAAGGCGCTACGTGAGTACATGATAAACGGTACACCTGTAGAGGAGACTATTAATAATTGTGATGAGCTTATACAGTTTCAGAAAATTGTAAAACTGTCAAGTAAGTACGATTACGTGGAGTGGTACGGTCAGAAACACACAAATAAGTGTTATAGGGTGTTTGCTACCACTGTTAGAAAATACGGCTCAATTATGAAAGTAAAAGTTAAAAAGGGTAATGCTGAGAAGTTTGCTAACACGCCTCAGTATTGCTACGTGGATAACGGAGACATTACAGGTAAAAAGATACCTAACCACCTAGACAGACAGTGGTATATAGATTTAGCACATGAACGCTTACGACAGTTTGGAGGTAATTAAAAATGTTTGAGTGTATGGACTGTGGGGCTTTATTTACTGAGCCAGCCACTTATAGAGAATGTGTTGGTGAGTTTTGGGGTACGCCAGCGTATGAGACGTTTGCGTGTTGTCCTGTATGTAAATCAGATGATATAGAGGAGGTAGATGACTTTGAAAGTATGGGAACAGAAAACGCCTGTAAAAGTTAGGACTTTCTTTGAGAGTGAACTTAAGAAAATGGCAGAGGATAAAAATATAGGTGAAACCAGTAAGAAACACTGGAGACATAAACCGTATAAATGTGACTTTGGAGGTAATGAGAATGAAAGTGCATAACATTTGTAATAACTGTAAATGGGAACACGCAGAGCTTGACGAGTTACCCTGTATGGTGTGTACAGGTGGTTTATACGAGCCAGCTGTTAAAGACTTAGTACATCATCCGTCTCACTATTGCTACAGCGAGTACGAGCCTAAAGACGTCATAAGAGCGTGGGGCTTAAATTTTAACTTAGGTAGTGCTGTTAAGTACATAGCTAGAGCTGGACGTAAGGACGATATTTTACAGGAGCTTAATAAAGCTAGACAGTTTATTGAGTTTGAGATAGAGGCTATTGAAAAAGAGAGAGGACTGAGCGAGTAATGCAAGAGTTATTTAGAGGGTACTTACCCACTAAAAATAAATCACCACTAATAAAATTTAAAGACGCTAAGCCACTCTCAGAGGTGGAGGGCTTACCTGAGTACGCTGGGTTACTGGCTGAGGACGTTATTTTAATAGACGTGGATGAGTATGAGGCGTCTGAGAAGTTAATGGACATTGTGGAGGACTTACAGCTTAACTGTAGAGTGTACGCCACTACCAGAGGTAAACACTTCTTATTTTACGGTGGGAACATTAAAAAGTGCGGTACTCATTTAAAGTTGGCTGTCGGTATAGAGGCTGATATTAAAGTAGGTAATCATAACTCTATAAGCGTCCTTAAATTTGACGGTAAAGACCGTAAAATTATTTACGACATAGAGCCAGAGGAGGAGTACGAGCCAGCCCCAGCGTGGCTTACGCCTGTTAAGACGAAAGTAGACTTTATGAGTTTAGAGAGTGGTGACGGACGTAACCAGACTTTATTTAATTACATTTTAACTTTACAGAGTGCTGAGCTGAGTAAGGACGAGATTAAAGAGGCTATTGCACTACTTAATAAATACGTCTTACCTGACTCACTGGACGAGGCTGAGCTTAATAAAATCTTACGTGAGGAGTCATTTAAAAAACCTACGTTTTTTACTGATAAGGGCTTTAACCACGTAGGAGCTGGAAATTACATTATGCGTACACACCACACTATAAGACTGTACGACCAGCTGTATATGTATGAGGGTGGCACGTATGTACCATGTAAAAATAAGCTGGGAGCTATTGTTAGAAACTTAGTACAGGGAATTAAGAAAAACCAGTTAGCAGAGGTTACGAGCTATATAAATGATATGAGTCCTGTTAAGCATAAGGTAGCTGACCCTAAATATATAGCGTTTAAAAACGGTATTTATAATATCGAGACTGGAGAGCTGGAGGATTTTGACCCTAGTATTATCATCACTAACAAAATACCACATAACTATAATTATGACGCTTATAACGAGACTATGGACATTATGTTAGACAAGGTAAGTTGTAATGATGACCAGATAAGAGACTTGTTAGAGGAAATGGCTGGCTTTTGCCTCCATAGGAGTAATGGTTTACGAAAATCATTTATTTTAATAGGAGATAAGGCTAACGGTAAATCCACTTTCTTAGACTGTCTGGTTAACATGGTGGGCGAGGATAATACAAGTGCGTTAGACCTGAGTGAGTTAAAAGACCGTTTTAGAGCCTCTGAAATGGTAGGGAAATTATTAAATGCTGGTGACGATATTAACGACAATTTTATTAATGACGCCAGCGGTTTTAAAAAGCTCGTATCTGGGGAGCGTACTACTTTTGAGAAAAAGGGCGTTGACGCTTTTAAGTTTAGTAACTACTGTAAATTTATTTTTTCCGCTAACTCTATCCCACGTATGAAAGACAAGACTGGAGCTGTTTTAGACCGACTTATCATCATACCATTTAACGCTAGTTTTAGCAAAAAAGACCCTGACTATGACCCACACATTAAAAGTAAGCTCAGTACAGAGGAGGCTATGGAGTATCTGTTACAGCTGGCTCTGGACGGTCTTAAGCGAGTGCTTAAGCATAACGGCTTTAGTGAGAGTCAAAAGGTACAGGAGGAGCTGGAAAAGTACCACGAGAAAAATGACCCACTTATAGGCTTTATGAAAGAGCTGGACATGGACGTGGACGTGTATAACCAGCCGTCTAAGGACGTGTATACAAGATACAAAATTTATTGTAACGACAATAATTTAACGGCTTTAGCTCATAATGCTTTTAGTGAAAATCTGAGCCGTAATTATGGCTTATCCACTAAGACAGCTAAAGTAAATGGTAAGAGTGTGAAAGTGTTTAGGGGGTGCGAGGAATGACACCAGAGCAAGTACGAGAAATAGTTAAGATTACCTTAGATGAGCTTACCCAGCGTAAGCTCGTCAAGGATGAGTACCCAGTTATTTTAAAAGCGGTGGAGAGCCACTTGTACAACTTCTTTAACAGTAAGGGAGACGGTAGGCGAGTAGGACAGACGCTTAACCACCTGTCAGATGACCCTTACATAGACATTATTTTTTATCAGTACAGGGACGGTAAAACGCTGGAGTGGATAGCTGAGGTACTGGACGTAGAAGTAAGGACGATATTAAGAAATAAAAAACGCCTGATATTAAAAATGTATGATTTGTTGGAGGTGTAAATGTTTGTAAAAAGGAAAAGAGGCTTACTAACTCAGAGGTTTAAATATGAAAGCTCAAATATAGCGTTTTGCTGTATGAAACATTTTGAGGGTTTTGAGGTGGGTAGAATTTATAAACCGTTTGCGTATACAGCAGAGTTTACCACTTACACAGACTTTGCGTTATTCGATACTAACGGTGAGGTGTTTTTTATGGAGGATAAACTTATTAAAAATGGCACTTTTAAAGTAATGCTACATGGAAACTTATTTATAAATTGTTTTGTACAGGAAGAAGAGGAGGCTATTAAGTTTATTGAGTATGAAAATAAATACTGGAAAAAGTACGCAACGTCTGACGAGTTAGTGCGGTAACGAAAACTTTAGCGAGGTAATGAGATATGAAGTGGATTGCAAGAAAAACAGCAAGAGAAATACTGTCATATATTGAGCAAGTATGTTTTAGTGAAGAATTTAAAGATTATCGAATTGATTATGGAAGTAACGGACAAAGAGATTTGATAATTAAATTCATAAAAGAAAAATATTTAAACTGATTTTTAGCCGACTAAGGCAGAAAGGAATATTATGAGAAATAAAAAATATTTAGGATATTTACCGTCTGAAAAGGCTTTTGTATATGAACTTCTTGACGGAAGAAAAATGTATAAATACCTTGACGGTAGCATTAAAATAGTCGATTAAAAGGAGAAAAAGAAATGGTGCGAGGACAGGAAGAACCATTAAGTGTAAAAGAATATGTAAAAACATTAACACCAATCGAAGATTTTGGAGCGTTAGTGGAAGGACAAAAAATATTCAATAAACAGAGTCTTGATGTTTCATATGTAGATACTTTTGTATCCTATGATACAGAAAGAGATATTGTTACATATCGAAACTACAAAGGCGAAACATGGAGTGGTAGCGGTAAGGGATATTGGTACTTTATTAACTAAACCGTAGATTTGCCCGGCAAAACTGATTTTTAAGGAGGTATTTATATGTATAATGCGGAACGTAGAAAAGCAGAAATACAAACAATAAAAGAATTAGGAAAATCAATAGGGTATGGGAATATTATGGATATTGCAAGTGCTTTATGGGCTTTGGATTTGGAAAGAATGCATGGTATAAAAAGCGGTGCACACATTCCAACGGTTGAGCCATTTCTAACAGGAGAAGGAAAAGAAGTGGCTAGAGAATCATTGAATTTCAGATTAGACGAATTAAAGCATTTAGGTTTTTAAACCGTAGTTTTGAGAGGTAAAAACAAATGATAACAGCGTGTTTAATAGGTGGGTTAGGATTGCTAATACTTGCCGTAATGATTGTAGTAGTTAATGTATTAGAGTAGTAAAGGAGAGTGGTACATGAGTGACCTACTAACAATTATATATGGAATAATTTTAATAGTGTGCTTATCAATATGGATTCTACCAGAGCCATACTACAAGTACAAAATAGAAAGATTAAAAGAAACTGAAAAGACAACAAGGGAGTCAATAATATTAGCACAAAAAATTGCTGAAAGAGATAAGGAAGCAGAGAAAACTAAACAATTACAAATTAAGGCAGATGGGAGAAGTAAATAATATGAGTGAATTAACAGTTATAACAACAGTAGAAATTACAAAGATTTATAAGAACGTAAACGACAACTTTAAATCTGAAAAATTGCTTAAAAAGATTTTAAGAAAATTACGTTTTGCTGATGACGTAGTAGTAACTAAAGTACAGGAGTTTGAGTTGTGATACTATACATGGAAATAACAACAGACACGTACCAGCTACCACTTATAGTAGCTGGAGACGTGGGAGAGCTGGCTAGTAAGTGTAATGTTAATAAACAGTACATATGGACGTATTTAAACCATGTGAAAAACGGTTATATTAAAAAGCCCAGATTTATTAAAGTGGAGGTAGAGGAATGACTAAGAGTTATGACGAGCAAATTATATATTACTATCGTAATGGCTACGATAATCAGGGTATAGCTGATAAAACAGGACTAAAACTAAATACAGTTAAGTGGCGTTTACAGGAGATACGTAAAACACGTAAGCTCTTACGCTGGTGGGCTGAGGACACTAATTAAGTGTCCTCTTTTTATTTTTGTTGACATTGTACGACTGGGGTAGTATAGTTAGGACATACCAAACAAGAGGGAGTTAATAAAAATGATTTTTTACACACTGAGAACGATTTTAGAAAAGTATGAGGTAGAGTATAAAGGTGAGAGTAAAGTATATTCCCCCTCAGAGGGAGTAGCTGGTACAATTTATAACGCCAGCGGTTACGGTATTGCGTCAGAGGAGTTAGAGGACGTCCTAGACGTACCGTATCAAGTACATGACTTAGACATAGGGTGTTTTAATCTGAGGTGTGTTAAGGGCTTATATGAGGCTTATAAAAAATCTGGGTATAAGGTGGAGTTAGTATAATGATAGCAAAAAGTATTTTAGTACCGTTAGAGAGTTACATTTATTTAAACAATAAACGCCACGAGGAGAGAAGTACAAGCGGTAAGCCACTCAATGAGGAGAGACTGGTAGTTAGCTTTAACCGTAACGCTTATGACGGTTATAAGCGTCTTATGGACGGTGACTATGGTGGCTGTGTTGGCAAGCCTGAGAACGGATATAAAGAGGGTCGCTGGACGTCATGGAGCTGTGAGGACATGAAACGTATTTTAGATAAGGCTGGCTTACCGTATAAAGACGGTGAGGACGTAGAGTATATACAATTATAGAGGAGTGGTAAGAGTGGAGAGCTTAGACTATTTAGAGGACATTAAACGTAAGCACAACTTAACAAATGAGGCGTTAGTTGACATTTTGGAGCATATCGGTTATATAGCTCGTGACAATGGACTAGATGACAGCGTTATAGAGGAGTTGCTGGAGGAGCTATAACAGGTCCTCTTTTTTCTATACTACTGTAGTTGTACAGATTGCACAAAGAGACAGAGGCGTTATTGTGCAAAAGGTAGAATGTAAATTATTTCCAGAAAAAGTATTGCAAATACTACTGTAGTAGTATATATTATATACATAGACAACAGCACACCGCTAAGGGGGTAGGAGATATGATTAAATTAAATAAACAGGTAGAGGCATTAGAAAACGTTATAGAGCGTCTGGAAGAACAGATAGAAAAGCTGGAAGAAAAGAAAGAGGCAATACAGGACAAGGCAGACGAGCATGACAGAGAGATGACTGAAAAAGAAATGGAACGTTATGACGCTCTGGACGAACAGATAGAAGAATTACAGAGTGAGATAGATGAGATTGAGAACGCTCTGGACTATTTAAGAGAGTATTGTGAGTATTAAGGGAGGTTAAGGATATGAGTAAATATGTTGGAATAGTTAAGCAAAGAGGTCAGATGAATTGGGAAAAGATTATGCAATTAAAAGTTGAGGCAAATTCCATTGAGGAGGCTACAGAAAAATTTAATAAATATATTGAGAGTAAAAAAGGTCACTCACAATATATTTACACGTTGTTAAAAGTTAAGGAGGTTTAGAGTATGTATATTTTAATTAGCGAGACTAGAGGCGTGGAGTACGCCAGTATGTCTAAAAAGAAGTGTCAGCAAGAAATGAAAAGGCTAATAGCAGACGATAAGGAAAACGGTGGTTATGTAGATAACTATTATATTGAAGAAGATAACAGCGGTTTTTATGAGGAGGGTTTACAATGACTAATTTAAAAAATATCCGTACCCAGCGAGGTATCAGTCAGTCTAAGCTGGCTGAGTTATCTGGTATTAGTGTACGAGTGATACAGAGCTACGAACAGGGACACAGGGACATTAATTTAGCTAGTGGCGTATCGTTACACAAGCTGGCTCAGGCGTTAGAGTGTAATATGGAGGAGTTGTTGGAGTCGATAAACCGAATTTTAGAAAGGTAATGAGATATGAAGTGGATTGCAAGAAAAACAGCAAGAGAAATACTGTCATATATTGAGCAAGTATGTTTTAGTGAAGAATTTAAAGATTATCGAATTGATTATGGAAGTAA